CACGCATATGTCACGACAAATCACGACAGATACAGATACAGATAAAGAATTAAACCCCACACATAACGCGCGCGAGAGTACTACGACCAGTGAGTCGAATGACGCGCCGTTGCAGACAGCCGAACCTGAATACCTGGACGGCCTGAGCGAACCGATCGGGAAATTTTCGATGACTACTGTCTGGCAGCCGTCGCCGGATTTTCGACAACGGGCAGCAGTGTGGGGTATGGCTCTGCCTGAGCCGGAATTTACACCTGCTGAGCTTGCCGCATTCCGGGATTACTGGATGGCGGAGGGGAAGGTTTTCACGCAGGTTCAGTGGGAGCAGAAATTTGCCCGCCACGTGCAGCACGTCAGGGCACAGGTAAAACCAGTCAGCAAGGGGGGAAGCCATGCAGCATCAGGTGGCACGGCATCACGGGCAGTTCAGGAAATCCGGGCTGCACGCGAACAGTGGGAACGTGACAACGGATTTATCAGCAACGGAAACGGCCTGGAAGCTGTGGGAGCTCATGGGGGAGGTGTATTCGAACCGCTGGACTCAGAAGAACGGGGCCGCACCTTCGAAGCTCTGGATTGCCCAGATTGGTGCGATGACTGAACAGCAAATCCGTCTGGTGTGCCGTCAGTGCATGGACCGCTGCCGGGCGGGTGAAACGTGGCCCCCGGACCTGGCTGAGTTTGTTGCGCTGATTTCGGAGAGTGGGGCAAATCCATTTGGTCTTACGGTGGATGCCGTGATGGAAGAGTACCGGCGCTGGCGCAATGAATCCTGGCGATACGACGGGAGTGATAAATACCCGTGGCCACAGCCTGTGCTGTACCACATCTGCCTCGAAATGCGTACCAGAGGGATTGAGCGCCAGATGACGCAAGGTGAGTTAAAACGACTTGCGGAACGGCAACTGACGAAATGGGCAAAGCATGTTGGTAACGGGATGAGTGTTCCGCCAGTGCGACGACAACTGGAAGGGGCGAAACACCCGCAAGGGCCAACGCCAATTGAACGGCTGAAACAGGAATACGAACGCCGGAAGGCAGCTGGTTTTATTTGAATCTGAGAAACGATTTTGTCGGAGGAAATATTAATGGAAACCGTATTTGACGCACTGAAAGCACTGAAAAAAGCCTCTTCACAGGTAGTGGCATCGCGCCTTGGAATCAGCCGCGAAGATGCTGTCAACGAACTGTGGAAACTGAAGCGCCGTGGTGAAGCGGATAACAAGGGGTCGATGTGGTGGCTGACTCAGACTGGTGAAAGTGAACCAGTGTCACCGGTACCGAAAGTGACAGCGCAAATGCTGACTGAGGCGATTGAACATCATGGCCCACAAACGGCGGACGAACTGGCGTTAATGTTCGGGATTACCTCCCGCCGGGCGAATTCATCACTGGCGATGGCTGTCAGCAAAGGTCGTCTGATTCGCGTAAATCAGGACGGTAAATATCGTTACTGCATACCGGGCGATAATTTACCGGCAGAGCCGAAAGCTGCATCGGTAACGGAAACCGATGGTAAAGCCTTTCCTCAGCCGGCAGGTGTTGCGTTACCAGTCCGGGAAGCGGAAACACAGGAAGAAATTAAAACTGAAAGTGTGGCGGTCACAGTGCAGTCACAGTCGTCGTTCATCAGAAAGCATCCGGATGGTCTGATTTTACCATCGCTGCATGTGGCTAACCGCGAGCTGCGCCGGGCAAAAGGTCAGGTTCAGAAGTGGGAGCGCTTATGCGCCGCGCTGCGGGAAATTAATAAGCATCGTGATGTCATACAGAAAATAACGACAGGAGATAACGGGTAATTTTTACAGCAGGGTGATGATATGAAAATCAGATATCATGATTTCGGCCCCGTGTCACATATGCTTATTTCAAGTACGGTGCTGGAAACAAGAAAACATAATCACATACTGGATATGCTGCGTCTTGCTGACCCGTATCTGGTAATAAACACCAGTGGAATTTTCTTTCTGAGAAGCACTGTGTCAGGAAAAACATCGCATGTGCTTCGGGCATATAAAACAGCAGTGCGGGAGGAAGGAGAATGAGCGAGATTAACTATCAGGAGCTGCGTGTTGAGCTGGGAGCAGCAAAAAAACGCATAGAAGAGCTGGAGGCTAATCGTGTGGTGCTTGAGGTGGAAAATGAGAGGTTGAAACACGCAATGGCCGTAGCCCTTGAGCATATATCCGTCACAGATGCAGGACAGGCAGGTGTCGCTGCAATGATTATCTATGATGCCATGTACCACAGTGAAAAAACTGACCCCTACGCTTTTCTGGCAGAATTGCGGGCGCAGGGTGTGGAGATGGTGCGCGAACATCCAGCAATCAAACTTTGCTCTTTGACGCACATATGTGACGAGTTAGTCGCAGAGCTTCGCAAAGGAGGCAACAAGTGAGTAAAACGAATCCGGGCTGGGCAAGGCCACTTATGGCGAAAAAACATCATTATTTTGCTGAAGGTGAAATAACAAGTATTTGCGGTGGGTGGATGTATTTTGGCAATGAGCGTGAGCCGGATACATTCGAAAGTCCAGATGATTGTAAAAAGTGTCGTAGAAAATTAAATAAGGGGGGTAAATGAGCGTAATTAAAGAAATGCCAGTGGAACGTAATGAATATGGCTGCTGGACGCATCCTGAATATGAAAAATTCTGTGATGGTCGGGAATATATTTCAACGGAAGAGTTTAACGCCTGGATGGAGGAAAATAATCTTCAATACGTCCTCTGCTTCAGAGATGAAGGATGTGCTGACCTTGATGCGTGTGATGCTGATATTTCTGCATGGGAACCGGAACGACCAGAGGGCGATGGCTGGTTTATTGGTTCCATTCATGATACGGAAGATGGCCCGGTTTGTGTCTGGTTGCGAAATAAGGCTGAAGCATAAAGGCGATAAACCAACTAACAACTAAATACTGAAGATTTAAATCAGAAACGATTTTTATTAAATCCTTAACCGGAGGGATTCCTGCACCCTCAGAACATCAGGAGGCCGCCCGAAAGGGCGGTAAGAAATGAAACATTATTTAGAAAAAAATTACCCACGAAAGAGCAGAACAACAGAGTTTCTGTTTTTCATTCTGTTTATAGTGTTGATGATACCGATATCCCCGCTATTACTGGTCTGGATAATTGGAAGGACATTTGAACCAGTTATTGAGCTATATACCGATGTGACATGGGAATCATTCAGCGCACTGCACAATAAAATTAATCCGTATAAGGAAAACTGATATGAGCACTATTACCAGAGAACGCGCGGAGATTAAATCATACATCACAGGCTTCCTGAGCGACTCGGCGCACGATAACAAGTCTTCAGACAGCCTGCTGGCTAATGTGTTTCGTATCGCGCTGGCATCACTGGAAGCAGAGCCGATAGCAATGGTAGTGCCTGATGAAATGGATTTGCTTACCTGCCATCTCGACGGTGTAACTAAAACATATGCTGATGGCTGGAACGCCTGCCGCGTCGCCATGCTTCAGGCCGGAAACTTTCGGGAAAATAAGAATTCGTCAACCAACAATTTTCGGGAAATCTCGGAAACGTCAACCAGATCTCCGATAACTCTGGATGGCTGGATAAGCTGTACTGAGCGAATGCCTGAAAAGAGCCAGAACGTGCTTATTTCGATGAATATCGATAGCGAGGCTGGGCCATTAATATATTCCGCACGCTATCTCGGAGGCACGTTCCGGCGCGGAGGTATAGCAGTTAGTCCGGGTAATGATCTTAGGCAAGCAACCCACTGGATGTCGCTACCAGAACCGCCGCAGGAGGTGAATCAATGACCTGGCCTGAAGCATTCACAACGGTAGGAATTGCGATGGCGGTGGCGCTGGTGGTGTATTCGATTTGCCGCTGGGGATAAAAACGGTTTGCGGGAAAAGGATAGTTAAGTAGAATTGCTGCGGGTGCTTGAGGCTATCTGCCTCGGGCATGAACACCAACGGCAGATAGAGAAAAGCCCCAGTTAACATTACGCGTCCTGCAAGACGCTTAACATTAATCTGAGGCTCAATCCATGCTGAACACATGTAGGTTAGCCTCTTACGTGCCGAAAGGCAAGGAGAAGCAGGCTATGAAGCAGCAAAAGGCGATGTTAATCGCCCTGATCGTCATCTGTTTAACCGTCATAGTGACGGCACTGGTAACGAGGAAAGACCTCTGCGAGGTACGAATCCGAACCGGCCAGAC